CTTGCTTTAATTCTTTTATTAAATCTTTTAAATCTAAATCAGATGTAAAAGATTTTATAAAAGAATTAAAGCAAGTGACTAAAAAAGGGTATAACGGTGGATTAAATAAGGCCAATGAAATAAGACAAAGTATGATAAAACAAATAGAATCAATGTATGGGAATGATGCAGTGGAAATAAGTGACATTCTAAATGGTGTAAATGATGTTGATTTAATGAGTTTATATATTCACAACGACAATTTAATCAAAGATTTGTATTATCCACATGATAGTGTTGATATGTTTGTTGAAAAAATGAAAAGCGATATACACTATGCTTTAAAGCAAATATAGGAGGATGAAAAATGAAATTAGTGGGTGACTTTGAAACTACAACTGATATAAATGACTGTAGGGTGTGGGCTAGTTGCTTAATGAATGTTGATACATTAGAGGTTATACAACTAGTTAATAATATTGATGATACTATGGAATTATTAGAGCAAATAACAATTAGTGAAAAGGTTGAATTATATTACCATAATTTAAAGTTTGATGGTGAATTTATTTTATCCTGGTTATGGTCTAACGGTTTTATTTATGATGATAAGTTATCATCAGCTAAAACATTTAAAACACTTATAACAGATACAGGAATATTTTACCAAATTGAAATAAGATTTCATAAAAATAAGAATAAGAAAAAATTAGTGGTAAGAGATAGTTTAAAAATAGTTCCTTTACGTGTTGAGCAAATGCCTAAAGCATTTGGGTTAGATGTTTTTAAGGGTGATATTGATTATAAACAATATAGAGCAAAAGACCACATTTTAACTGATGAAGAAAAGAGCTATATAATAAGAGACTGTGAGATAGTTTGTAAAAGTCTACAATACATTTTTAGTCAAAACCTTAATAAAATGACAATTTCAAGTAATGCTTTGAATAGTTTTAAAGAGAGTATAGGTGTAAATGCTTTTCGTAGTATGTTTCCAATTCTTAGCAAAGAAGATGATGATTTTATTAGAAAAAGTTATAAAGGTGGTTACACATATGTTAACCCAAAATATCAGAATAAAAGGTTGAAACAAAATGGTTGTACTTATGATGTAAACAGTCTATACCCCTCTCAAATGCACTCTAGTAGTGGTAATTTATTACCTTATGGTATGCCAATATATTTTAAAGGAGAATACCCTAAGAATGATTTTTATCCACTATATATTATTAGATTTAAATGTAAATTTAAACTACGTAAGGGGTTTGTACCTACAATACAAATAAAAAATAATGTTAGATTTTGTGGGTTAGAAAATGAATACTTAAAAGATAGTGGTGTTGAACGTGTAGAGTTAACAATGACAAATATAGACTTTGAGACAATGTGTAAACATTATAATATTACAAGGTTAGAATTTATTGATGGTTATATGTTTAAAGGAAAAACAGGGATATTTGATAACTATATTAATCATTGGAATGGTGTTAAAGAACAGGCAACAATTGAAGGAAACGAGGGGCTTAGAACAATAGCTAAATTAATGAACAATTCATTATATGGTAAATTTGCGACAAACCCTATTAATGACTTAAAAATACCAACTATAAATGATGATGGAGTTGTTTCACATAAATCTAAAATAGATTTATTAGAACAAATAGAAGAAATAGAAAATAATCAAATAATTATTTATCCTGATAAAGATAGAGAAGTAACTTACACTGCTATGGCTAGTTTTATAACTGCTTATGCTAGAAGGGTAACACATACAGCAATACAAGAAAACTATGATATATTTTGCTATGCTGATACAGATTCAATACACATTTTAGGGAATAAAGCTAAAGGAATAGACATTCATAATTCTAAGTTGGGTGCATGGAAACATGAATGTGAATGGACTGAAGCTAAGTTCATAAGAGCAAAGACTTATTATGAAGAGATTAAGGGTCACTTAGATGTCAAGTGTGCTGGTATGCCGGATAACGTAAAGAAAATTATTACAAAGAAGAACTTTAAAATCGGCTTTACGACAGAAGGTCTTAGTGAAGAACATCAAAAGATAGTTCCAAAACGTGTAAAAGGGGGAGTTGTGTTAGTTTCTACACCTTTTAGTATTAAATAAACAATGACATTTTTAAAATAATTTGATATAATAATAATGAGATGTGGAAGGTTATATATTTAATGACATAAGAAGGTAACCACCGTGGGAACGGGCTTTTTATGGTTTGGTGTTGGTTCACACATTAAATAAACTTCCCTTCTTGCCATTAGCCATTTAATAATTTCAATATATATTATTATAAAGGAGTGATAAAATGAATGTAGAAGAGTTACAAGAAAAAGTTTTACAATTGGAAGAACAATTAAAATCTTTAACACAAGATAATGAGAATTATCTTAATCAAATGAATGACAAAGACAATAGAATAAAAGAGCTTGAAGAATATAATCAAAAGTTATTTTTAAGGGCTACATCATCAATAAAAGAGGAAAAACCTAAAGAAGATTTTAAATCTAAACTTTTAGGTGATTATGCTAATTTATTGGATGATGAAGAATTAGAATTATTAAAAGAATTAGAGGAGGATTTATAAAAAATGGGAAAACCGTCTAAGTCTATAGTTTATACTCAAAACGAGTTCCTAGGTAGTGTTGTTGAGAAAATAGGAAAACAAGAATATTCATCAAGAGCATACCAAAACCCACTAGCACAATTTAAAAAGGGATTTATAGAAAATGCTAATGAAATAGAAGAAATATACGTGGCACGTGTTCAAGGTGTTTCACAAGACTTTGAAGGTGTTGACACTTTAAAAAGAGTTAAACCAAATATAACTACTCAATACCATAAACAAAATTATGGTAAGTGTTATACAGCTACAGTAACAGACCAACAAGTTAGAAGAGGTTTTACAACTGATGGTGGAGTAAGAAAAATAGCTGATGAAATACTAACTCAACTTAGAACTGGTTACGAGTACGACGAATATGTTGCAATGAGGGATAACTTCTGTGATTTAATAGCAGATACACCTTGTAAAACAGTTGTTTCAGATGTTGTTGACACTCAAACAGCAAAAGACTTTGTAAAACAAATAAAGAAACATATATCTGACATGAAATTCCGTTCTACTAAATACGCAACAGTTGAAAGACATTGTTCACCTTCTGATTTAATGCTGGTATTAAAATCAGGTGTGTTAGCTGAAATAGATGTGGAATTATTAGCAAGTGCTTTCAATGTAAATAAAACAGACTTACAAACTATGGTAGTTGAGGTTGATAGTTTCCCAAATGCTCCAAATGTTATAGGTATGTTACTAGAGAAAAATGCTTTAATGGTATTTGATACACTTTATAATATAGAACCTCAAAGAAATGCTAAAGGTATGTTTACAAACCACCATTTAAACGTTGAAAAAATAATATCTACTTCAAATATGTATAATGTAGCAGTTTATTCTACAGCAGAATTAACAGCAAAAGAATTAAAAGCATTAAATAAGGCAACAGAAGAGAGGTGCGGAGAGTAGGTTAAAACCTACTCTTTTATAATATGATAAAATTAATTAAAGCATTTAAATACGACAACAACTATGATTATATTAAAACATTTAATAGTAAAACAGAACAAAACAACTACTTTAATAATCTACCATGTATTATTGTAAATGAAGAAAATTATATAAAAGAGCATATTAATAGTTTCAAAGTACCATTTAATTACGATTACTTGGTAAATGAAGGTATAAATTATATTATATTTAATAATGGGTATAAAGACATATATGCTTTTATATATGAGAAGGAATACATATCTGAAGAGGTAACTAAGATTAATTATGAAGTAGATGTTATCCAGACATATATGTTTAATTTTACAATTGATAAATCATTTATAGAACGAAAGGTATGTTCAATTGATGAAATATCCGAGTTTGATGAGGGGATAAACATCGGCGAACATATTATGGAGAGTGAAGTTTTAACACTAGAAAAAGATTTTGAATATTTTGCTATATTTAATGGTATAAAAGAACAAGAACTAGTATTTGAAAATAATAAAATTAAAAATGTAATATCATTACCATCTCCAACAATGAAACCTTCAACCGATATTGACGGAATACCATACCCAATCTATTTTATGAAATTACATGAAGAGTATGAAGAACCTATAGTAGTTGAAATTGATTCCGATGTTAGTTCAGGCAATAACGGAATAGGTAATGACAATAACTTTGAAGGCATTGGCACAATATCAAGAGAAGGTTTTAGATTTATAAAAGGCTATGAGGGATTTGCACCTAGAAAATATCAAGATAGTGGGGGTTATTGGACTATTGCATATGGTATTACATTACACGGTGAGAAAGCTATATTTGATGAATTAGTAGCAAAACAACCAATAACAGAGCAAGAGGCATCACAAATTTCATATAGATTAAAAAATGAAAACTATGCTAGTAAAATAGCACAAAGGTGTAAAGAGCTAGGAATAACAAAACAATACCAATTTGATGCACTAGTAAGTCTTGCTTATAATTGCGGTGTTGGTGTTATTCTTAATAATAACAGTTTAACTAATGGGATTCGCGACCATATAGATAATGAGGATATTCTTCGTCCAATATGGGAAAATTTCTATACAACTAGTAATGGCACACAACTTAGTGGATTAGTAAAAAGAAGAAAACAAGAATGTAATATGTTTTTCAATAAAGAATTTGAAATTAGAGCAATACCATTAGTCAATTCAAGCGGTGGTATTAGTGGAACAGTAACAGACAATAACGGTGACGGATGGTTACCGTAGAAAAGAGGTGTAAAAATGAGTGTAAAATTACCAGATACACTTACTGACCACCCTTCACTAGTAGGAGTGATTCGATTCCCATGTGTAACACATGGTGAAAAGCAAAGAATTGAAATCCCTATTATTGTAAACGAGGGAGGTACATGGAAGAGTGTAAAACAACCTGTTGAAATGTCTTTAACTATTAATAGTACAAGTAGAACGTCAAATAACTATAGTGTACCAAAATCCAAGGTAACAGACTTTTACCCTTATACATATTATGTATTAACAGATGGAGAATGTGAGCCTTTAATAATGCAACCACAATATCTTCCTAATATAATATGTATTGATAGTGAAGTTGCACTATCACACCAACCCGTAGAGAGATATTTTATTAATGGTTATAAAGGAGACGTAAACGGACATAACTATAATATAACAAACCTTAACCAGATGATGCTACCTACGGCCACTAATGAAGGTATTAGCTATATGAGTGCTAATGCTAATACAATAATGCAAAATAGAAAATCAACACAAACAAGTAATGTATTAAATTCAACTATTGGAGCAATATCAACAATAGGAACAATTGCGAGTGGTAATGTTGGTGGTGGTTTAATGGTAGGAGCAAACACATTGAGTAATACTATTAATGGTTTTAATAATATAAAATCAATAGATAGTAGAAACAAAGATATAATGTTAACACCTAACTCAATTTCATCATTCGGTACACCTTCAACACGTGATAAATTTGATAATAATAAGGTTAGGTTATTAAAGTATAGTGTTACTGATAAAGTTAAGAATAAAATAAATAGTTTTTGTAATAGATACGGGAACAAGTTTAATAATTATGATGTGATAGACATAAAATCATATAAAGGATATATAAAATTTATTTCACCAAATATTGATAGTAAAATTGATAACATACACATTGATAAAATAAAAAGTATATTAGAAAGGGGTGTATATTGTGAGTAAACAAGATGAATACTCAAAGAATCATACAGACCAACTTTACAATAGATTTCTAAATCTAGCTTTAAATAGGTTTAAATGGAATAATTTACCAAACGGAATAACGTCAAGAAAAATAGAAGAGTTTCTCGTGCAACATGGTCAAGTAATGTTTTTCAAAGAAAATGGTGTATTTATAGTTCTTCCTTCTTATGGTGTAGGAAGGTATGATATATACAATGAACCTATAAATTATAATGTGATAGGGAATAACTATAACCGAACAATAGATAGAGACGATGGAGTTATTATTCGTAATAATGCAACATCATCTAATGATTTTGACGACCTTGTTTTATTTGCTGAACGTATAAATGAAGTTGAACAAACTATGGATATAAACTTAAATGCACAAAAAACACCATTCGTTGTCTTATGTGATGAAAAAGAACGACTTACATTTAAAAATATAATGAATCAGGTCCATAAATTTAAATATGCTATATTTGGTAGTAAAAAGCTAAGTTTAAATAGTATAGATGTACTTCAAACAAAATCAGACTTTCTACTAGATAAACTTCAAGACCATAAAAACAGTTTAATGAATGAGTTATTAACATTTTTAGGGATTAATAATAACAACACCGATAAAAAAGAAAGGCTACTTGTTGATGAAGTAAATGCAAATAATGAATTTATACTTGTTAATATAGAGCATATGTATGAAGAACGTAAACTTGCATGTGATATGATTAATGAAAAGTTTGGATTAAATATAACTGTTGAAAGAAGAGAGGTGGAAGTATATGGCTCAATACACACTGGAACTGAGGGAGATTATCAAGAATAAAAATATATTTAAATCAATAAATTATGAATTATATAATAATGATTATAAACCAATATTTGAGGAAAAATTCATTAAAAGATACTATTTTAGAGAAATTGGAGCCGAAACGATAGGAAGGTTTTTAATATATTTAGAATCAACATTAAATGAAATTATGCCATATTATACCCAATTATACAAAACAACAACTTATAAATATGACCCGTTACTAAATTATGATTTAACAGAAGAAATAACAAGAGAAATTATAGGTGAAAATTCTTCTACATCATCAACATCAAATAGAGGAGAAAATAGGTCGTATGATACACCAGTTGTAAAAAGTAACCTTTATGACTATAAAAAAAGTCCTTCGTTTATAGGAAGTAGTGAAGATAGTGTTAATTATAATGGTAATGCTAACAATAAAACAAATGAAGTCAACAGAAGAAATACAAGGGGAAAT